GATGGGGCATGTCAAGCACGGTTTGGGTTGGGTCGAGAACGGTCGCTTCGAACAGTTCGTAGGTCTCGACAAAATCGAGGTCGTACTGTTCGCACGTCCACTCTCCGAATTCCAGGTCGTCGATCAAGACTTTCTCTTCTTTGATGGCCTTCACGATTTCGTCCAACTTGAGGTTGGAGGAGCGTGTAAACCAAGTGAGGTCTTGCAACCTCACATCCTTCTTGTCGTCTTCCATTTCGAAGCGCTGAAGAAAGATTCTACTTAGAGCAGGAACATGGCGACATTCATAAGCGTACGACAGGGCTTTACCTGCCATGTACGCCGAATCAGTCACCTCGTCGTTGATCGTCGCCCGGACGTTAAACCGGACTAACATTTTCCCAAGCAGCGGGACCATACAGGGTCGGTCCACGTCTGCAAAGATGCGTCGGCTAAGCAAGGTAGCTTCACCGTTGATTCTGGGTGCTTTGGCCTTGAGGACCATTTTGAAATCACCAACCGTTTTGGTCCACATGTCTAACATCAAACGTGCCTTCATCCTCGCTAGGATGTCATCGCCAAGTATCGTGGCTAATGCAGACACGGTCACAACTCTTGTCTTGACCGGCGAGATGGCAGGGATTGGGACTGGACGCGGAAGATGGCCAGTCGCAATTTGTCTCCGCACCGCAACAGCGAACATAGTGCCGTTGTACAAAGAGTTGCGAGGTGTTGTTGACGTGGTACCAGTAGGCAACTGGAAAGCGAGTTTGGCCTTGAAGCCAAATCTCAAGTTCTGAACAGTGTAGTGCTCTAGGTCCAGAAGGAGTTTGCGGAACCACATGGGCATCCGCAACGCTTCTAGCCAAGCATCATACAACAGTGCGACGCGCGATCGCTGCTCTCGGTCATTACGCGAGAAATCTCCCTCAACAGTCTCCTTGAACTGAGGATCCTGAAAAAGGAAATCGCATAGGGCGACGTCAGAGGTCGAGTATGCGAACTCGACCAAGACCTCCCCGAAGGGCACTTTGTGTTGCCGGGTTAGGGCAACTGCTCTCTTCATGACCTGATTTGACGCGGGACCTGTCACTGCGTTAAAAGTATCGTTACCTGCATAGATAACTCTAGGGGCCCATTCAGGGTCGTCCCTTTTGATCAACGTCTCTTGTTTGACGCTGAGATCCTTTTTACCCAGGTAGGCGGCGCTGGCCGATGGGATGTTTGCATATCCCTCTTCCATGCGCCTTTGCTTGCCGGGATCGAACTTGGACATCCAA